CTGAAGATAGAACGCAAACAGAACTCTTCGCAGGGCAAATGGAAGTTTCACTCATATTACAAGAAAATTATCGTCCCGGCGTTCATGTTGCAATCTTCATTATTCAATTATTTCCGCATCGTCAATTTTATGACGGACACGTCATTCAACGGGAATTCGGAGAGGGAAGTACCACGCATCAAGTCATCAACCAAATGTTCAATACAGACGACAGTGCGGTTGTTTCACAAGCTACCGAATACGATATACTCGAGTACATCGCGAACGATGATGACATGCGGTATTTGCACGAGAGGTGTTTTATGGACCCTGAATTCACGTCAGTTCAATATATCTATGTATTCCCACCCCCAAATGACATAAACGCATACGGGTATTATGTCCCTGATTATTATGGCGCAAATGCTCACGTTCATCAAGTTCACGATTTCAGAGATGCCGATGCCGATGCCGATGCCGATGCCGATGCCGATGCCGATGCAGTCATACCACCACCTCCTCCGCCTCCTGCTATTGACTTTCAAGAAATATACCATTATTATTACAATAATGAATACAATATACCATATTACGACAATGACAACAATGACGACGACGACGACGACGACGCTGGCGACGACGACGACGACGTGAGAGGGTAAGTAAAACAAATAATAAATACTGAATATCACCGTATTTTTTATTTGATATTTTCAACATAAGTAATAATTACATTCCAAACTGACTAAAATCAGCCATCACCGGGCGCGGCGCATTTATATCTTCTGAACGTGAATAATTTGGCACTTTCTTACATTCAAATGCAGGTTCAGGGCATCTCGCACAAGCTGGGCAAGGCGGGCATTTATGATCGCCACTGGCAGTGCTTGCCTGGTCGTTCCCATTTACACTATTCATTCCAGGTATGCCTCCCGGTGTATTCATTGGAAATGTGCTTGGAGATAATGCTGAAACAGGTGCGCCGAGTGATGACGCACTTATACCGCCATTTATCGTCGGGTCATATTTGGTATTTGTTGGTAATTTCGTATTAGATGATAGTTCTTTGGTTGCCACTGGTTTTAACGGGTCCGGTAAGTCAGATGGTTTTGTTGTTGTGAAACCATCACGAATATAGTTGCCTAAACTAGACGCTAGAATCAGTGACAATATTAAAATGAGTAGAAGATGCACTTTTGTGAGTTGCATATTGTATTATAATACTATATATATACAAAAAGTTTTTCAATAAAAAAAGAATTGAAACGGTTTTACTGTTCCAATGGTAGAATAAGTGAAAATGAACGAAGAGGCAATAAAAAAACCGCGGAAACCAAGAACCGGTAGTTCGTGTCTTGCGACGTCCTATGCTTCTAATCCGCTCTCTTCCACGCCACAATTTACGCATAGATATGAAATTGGTGTAGATGAAGCTGGACGCGGTCCATTATTTGGACGCGTATATACTGGGGCGGTTATACTCCCATCGCCAGCACCAGTGTCGTCTAGTGACACCACCACTGCCATATTCGGTGCATTTGACTTTACACTACTCAAAGATAGTAAAAAGTTTACTTCCGATAAGAAAATCCGCGAAGTTGCGAATTATATCAAAGAACACGCCATCGCATGGGCGGTTTCTTATGAAGAAGCAGACGTAATTGACCGCATCAATATTCGGCGTGCAACACTTCAATGTATGCGGAATTCAATCAATACGGTGATAAAAAACCACAGTGTAACATTGAGTATGCCTACATCTCCTGATGATTATCTGCTTCTTATTGACGGGAATGATTTCATCCCAATGGGAAATTATAATCAGGACACGGATGAAATAGATACATATACACACGTATGCATTGAAGGTGGTGATAATACGTATGCGTGTATTGCAGCGGCGTCCATTCTTGCCAAAGTAGCGCGTGACGATTATATAGAAAATTTATGTGACCAACATCCAGTTCTTGATGAAATGTATTCACTTCGTGGAAATAAAGGGTATGGTGCAAAAAAACACTTGGACGGAATTCGTCGGCACGGAATTACGCAGTGGCATAGGAGAACGTATGGTATTTGTAAGTCCTTTTCGTAGAAAAGGATGGTCTGTGGCAGTGTGGACAAGGAGGAGTTCATATAATATACGGAACATCTGCGGACCATTGCGGATTATTAGTGGGATAACATTGACGACGATACGGATACGGATGTCAAATCATTTATTTTATTTTTTAGTAACCTATTTTCTAGTTTCACAACGCGCATTTCTTCGTCCATTTCATCGATCTTCTCCTTGAACTCGTTGAGAGATTTTTGAAGAGAGAGTAATATTTCCAATGTGGTTTTATTTTGTTTCGCAATTGCACTGGCACTGAGATTTGATGCAGTAGGAACACCGACACTCATTGACGTAAATGACATAGGTAACACGAATACAATCATCATACTTGCCATAATAAAAGGTTCAATTTTAGTGTAAGTATAATATATTATAGTTTATCAACGTCACAACATATGGTCTGTGCCATCTCCTGCGCCATCGCGTTTATTTTTATTGTCGCCAACGTTTACTGTTGCGTGTTCTCTCATCGGTCAGGTGGTGTCATCCAGGAGTTTGTCGCGAAGTTGTCACCGGACAATCAGCGAAGATACGAAATAATCACGCGCGAGAGACAGGGAATTTATTTTATGGGGCTGTTTCTTGGATTTATACTCGCAATGATATTATTCGTGTGCTGCCGAAAGTATTTCTTGGGCGGAGGGCGCGGTGGGCGTGGCGGTGTGTTGTGTATGGTCGCAGCCGTCGCATTTAGCGTAAACTATTTCTATTATATTCTCTCGCCGAAGAGTGATTGGATGGTGCTTCATCTAAAGTCTGATGAGGAAACCAACGCGTGGTTAAAGGTATACCGGACGATGCAGGTAAATTATCACGTTGGACTCGTGTTGGGTATTCTTGCGATTGTTGCATTTGGAAATGCGTTGTGCGGATGATGTGTGGATGGGGAAGGATATAAAAAATTGATATTCAAATTCCAATATAAAGCAATCCTAGTGTTTCTTTATATCGACGACGACGACGAGAACGAGCCACATACACGATGCGCATTCTAATCTTTGATACCGAGACTACCGGTCTCCCTCCTAAAAATACACCGACAAATCAAACCGACAAATGGCCCTATATCGTCCAATTGAGTTGGGTGATATATAACGACGAAACAAAGCAGGTTGAAGAAGAAAAGGATGATATTATATCTTTAGGAACACATATCCCGATTTCGCCGGAATCAACGGCGATTCACGGGATTACAAGCGAGTTATCGCGTGCCCGTGGAATCCCGATGGAAGTTGCGCTATTTGATTTCAAACGCGCGGCGAATCGGTGCGGAAAAATGGTGGCGCATAATCTGGAATTTGATAAGAATATGCTTCTCGTGGAGTTTTACCGTGCGAGAATGTTTCACGTGGTGTTTCCGCCCACCGAATACTGCACGATGAAGAAGGGGACACCGATATGTAAAATACAGAAAGTATGGGAGGACGGGACGACCTCGTTGAAATACCCCAAGCTCGTGGAACTGTATCACGTGCTGTATGGAAGCGATGCTCCATCGCCGGTGGGGCTACATAACGCGAAGGTGGATGTGGACATTTGTCTGAAATGTTACGTGAAGATGACGACGGATGATTTGGGGACGGGGACGACGCCGACGGTGTAATAAAACGAATATGTGACGGATGATATTTTTTGTTTGGTTATAGTATAGATAGGATGTCGCGAAGTCGCTCACAATCTCATAGTCAATCTCCTAGTCCGTCAGATAAAAAATATGATAAGGATAAACTAGACAAAAAAACACTAGCCCAGTTAATAGAAATATGTCAAGAATTAAATATACCTAACATACCTGATTCCAGATATAAAAGAGACTACATATCCCTTATTATGTCACAACAAGAACCCTCTATGGGTACGGGTACGGGTATGGACCAAGGAACAAAAGCTAGAGAAGAAATGACACATTCTGAAGTAAGAAGTGCACGGAGTTCACCACCCCCCAGTTCTAAAGCATTTGCTAGAGGGGGTATTGTTGCAGGGTCAGTTGATCCGGAAATTGAATACCCAGATAGTCTTCCTTCTCCAAGAGGTCCACAAGATGACCCAAAAGCGCAAATTTCAGAGAAAGTTGCCAAATGGTTTACACCAAAATATCTTGATATTTATATTAGTCATTTTCGCCGAAATACTGATATTGGCAGGCAGAAACGACCATTGTGGCTCAATGCGATTCGTGAAGGAAATCGTCCGTTTGCAGGACACCCGATTAATCTACAATCAAATCCAACAGTGTCAAGTCCAGGTATACAGTATTTAGGTTATTTTAATTATGAAGATTATCCTACATTAGGTGTTTCTGATGCCGAAATGAAACGTTTGAATTCTGCCCGAGACAGACGACCTAGAATGGTGATTATGATAGGAGGTGCTTCTGTAGGAAAATCATATAATAAACCGAATTTTTCAAAAATTGCGACCGATTTAGACGTAGACGAACCAGTAAACCTGGCTAATGCAATGATTCAATTGATGCCTGAAAAACAAGATATGTGGGATAAAGGTAAAGGAATACATCAAAGATATATTATATATGCCGTCATCGACAGATTAATTCATAACCTAGATGATATTATACTTGATACTACAGGTGGTTCCAAAACTGCAATTCATTATGCGATGAATAAGGCAAAAGCAGCCGGATATGAAATTGTATGTGTTGCGGTATGGACAAAATTAGATATTGCTTCTGCAAGATGTGATGCACGAACAGCAACTACATTACGAACAATGAAAGGAGAAGGGGTATTTTTTACTTTTAAGGCTGCGCGTGAAGGTATGTTTATACATCATTATGCAATAAAACCACGATTTCGTCGTAAAATTGACCTATTCTTTTTGTTGGATAATAGTGAATTACCAAAAGAGCCAGAATCATTTCACGCGGCAGATCAAACAGCTGCACTCAAAAGTATCATAACTGATATTGAAATTCCAGCAAATACGATTTTAATTCTTAGAAATAGTGTTGATTCAGGAACACTACATACAAAACTTATTTATAAAACACCACGTTCACCAGCGGAATTTACAAATAAAATTTATGGATGCAGTATCAAACTACCTACAACGATTCATCCAGAAGCGGATTATACTGATCCCGAACTGTACTCATTAATGATTTGCAACCCTCATCTTAAACCTGATGAGAAAGACGGTGGACGTCGCACTCGTAAGATAATAAAAATACGTTCAACGCGACGTCGTTATAAGTATAAGTCAAATCATCGTAGCAATAAACATGTAAAAAATAGCCGCCGACGTCGTTATTGATTGAATATTAGTCGCAATCATCACTATCATATAACGATACGGTTGCAGAAGTGGATGCTTGTGTCATACTCGGCGTAAAATACATATGAACCCGCTTCATTTTACGCAGGAAATCCGCACCGACCAACCAATCTATTTTTGTTTTGTCGTTGTATTCTTTTATTTTCGGTTTCACGGAACAAATGCCGTATTGTTGCGCGGGCGCCCCATAAGGCCAGAACCCCGCCCGGGTAGTGAGGAGATAAAGAACACGCGCAGGTGTTATATATTTGAGTAACTGTGCGGTTCGGCGTTGGTCTGATATCGGAATGAATGTAGCCGCACCCGCTCCCGAACCCGCTGTCGCGACCGACCTCCAGTATTCATAATCAGGAAATGCAATAGATATCGTCTGTGCGAATAGACGCCGCCACTCCGCGAATGTCCGACACGCGACGACTTCATCCGCGCGAGTGTGTAGTAGCGGCCAC